AAGTTCTTGTGGCGGTGCCCAAGCCATATTATTTTCTGTTGCATTGTAATATGGAATACCTTTAATATCTGTAGGATCCCATAATGATAAACGAATATCAATTAAATGCGAATTTTTAAGTTGTTTAGTAATTTGCCCTACGATATCAGACTTACCAATACCTGGAGGCCCCCAAAGAAACAAAGGACGTTTCTTTTTAAATGCTCGCATAATGCTCTTTTTTGCGCCATTGGGCGAGACAGTACGTAGTGTAGTAGTTTCCATTTTGTATTCCTCTTCTAAGTTTAACAGTGCCATATGCTTATTTCTAAGTATGTATATATTATACGATCATTAACTCTGAAAGTCAACCACTTTTGGATACTTTTTACAGTTTATTTTTTATGTACCATTTAATAGAACCTATGCGACAGACGCTTTAAACATATGATTTTAGCGTCTAAATGGCTCTTAAACTGCGTTTAACGGTTTTCTGGGGTGTTTGTATGTACTAGGATATAAGACTGTTATAAGAGCATTTAATGACGTTCTATTCGTGCCGTTTCATAGCTTTTGTAAGTCCGTACTTGCGTAGATCTCCGCTAAACAAGTGTAGTTCCATACTCTTTTTTTCGTCTGTAACCCATATACTATAACTAGTTAGGTAGTACGGGCATGTAATAAATTGATCCAAGAATATGTAAGTTTGAGTTGTAAATTTAAAATCTCTAGGAAAAGGAATCTCGTACATTTGGATATCTAAGTTTGTACCTAAAAAGTCAAAACCGTCTTCTGTAAGTCTTAGTCCGCCTGTTGATTTGCCTCGAGTGTTCTGCCACCAATCAGACATATACTGTTTTATGTTAGCATCACTTAGTGCAGTGTCAGATTGCTTTAAAAAGACTTTAGTGTATGTTTCTTTCCAGTTCATTCATCTGTAACCAGTTCGCCTGAAGTAAGTTTATATACAGCGAAATCGTTATTTCTAAAAAGGTCGTTTAATTTTTTTGCTAAATTGTGTGCATGTCCTGGATTTGAAAACGATACCTTTTTGTACTTAGGCCCAGGGTAATTTGTGATTGCGTTTGATGTTTTTAGATTGAATGGAGCGCCTTTATAAAAGACAGCCCAAATAGCGTCTGCTTGCAAAACTTGTTCACACTTATATGATGCTTTGTCAACATTCTCTAAAATTATCGTTGGTTTTGGTCTACTCATATGCGTATCCTCTTTAATTAACTACGCATATATTTATCTTTTTTTAGTAGAAAACTACTACTTTATTAAACAGATTGACTGCTAATTGCTGTAAGTAGGTCTTTAAGTTCTTCTTCGCTAATACACAATACACTTTGTATTTTTCTTGGCTGTGTATATTCTTGTAATAATTTTTCTACTAGTATTGGATAGTGTTGAGGGTCAGTAATACTACCTACACACACATCTTCAGAATCAAATGTAGGCTCAGTAAACACATAAAAGTCAGGTTGATTAAAAAATAATACTAGTATAAACCACTTCACTTCCAGTCACCACCACCGTCCATAGTAACTGTTACAGGTTCATCATCTGCACTAGATTTATTATCAATAATAAGTTTTTCTAGTCTTCCTTGATGGTTTGCCATAACAGTTCCTAAAGCATATACAAGTGCTTTAGCTTGAGTCATTGGAATTTTAATTTCTTTTTGATTAGTAGATTCAGCAGTTTTTACAACTTGTATAAACTGTTGAATTGGTATAGTATTAATTGGTTCGTTTGTTTGCATCAGATAGTTCCTGTCTCATTGTAAACTCAGTTTTGAAAGGTCCTCTATAATCATACTTTTCAAGTGTAACTAGTTTTGGACAAAAACTTCTTACCCAACCTTTATCAAAGTGAATTATATAATAGCCTGCCGCATATAAGCTCTTAGACTTTTTACTCTTTGTAAAGAGTGGTAGTTTCTTTTGTACATTATACATTATGTTGTATGGTGTACTAGACGTCGAAAAACCGTGTATTTCTTTAACAGTATCACTACCATCCGAAATACTTGCTTTATCAAAACTTAGTCCGCCAATAAAACTATTAAATGATTTAATATCAGTAAAATAGTCTGTTCCTGATGAACAACTATACATGTATCTTTTATCTTCTTGTTTTGATAGTGTACCAATACGTTCACCATCTTTTTCTACAATCCAAAATTTGTTCTTTAGGATTGGTTTTGCCTTTATTGTCATTCTTGCCTCCATGTTATGAATACCTCGCATTGAGTGGCTCAGCATATAACTGAACATTGTCTGCAATCCGTTGCATATCGTGTTTAGCACAAAATTTCATTAGACGTAATCCTACTTGTGTAACTTCTTTTGTAACCATGTTGTCTTCAATTACATCGTTAATAATACTTCTAATGTTGCCGGGTTGTGCAGTTAAATCACAAAGGACAACGTTACGTTGATAGTCATCAAGTACTCGATGTTCTACACCTTCGTGATCAGTCCAGCGTTGTAGCATCATGTTATTCCAGTTAAAGCCTTTGTTGTCTTTGTCTTCAAATGCTTCAATAAGACCAACTTTGTTTTTAGTGCCCTTAGTTCTAACACCAGGGAATGCACTAAACACATTGTCACTAGTGTCGCCTCGCATACACTTTTCAAACAACATGAATTCAGGATGAGGAGCAGGTTTTGCTTCTTTAGTTTTTTTATCAATAACAGGTTGCCTTTTCTTGTCGTCAAAGTAACCTTCGTGTGTAATAATTGTATTGCTAACACCGTTGTACTGTTTACAGTTAGGTGCAATCAATTGTGCAAAGTCACCATCAGTACTAATAATAACATGATCATCATTAGGATGTGCTTGTACCCAACCAGCAATAAGATCATCTGCTTCTAATTGCGGATGTTGCATTACAGTACAGTTAGTCTTTGTAGTTACAAAGTCTTTAAACTCATCAAACATCTCCCAAAACACAGTCTCTTCTTCTTGTTGCGACTCTGTTAATGCGGCACGAGCAACACTACGATTACGTTTGTAAGGCTCGTAATAGTCTTTACGCCAACTACGTCCTTCTAAACAAAACACAACATGACTGCCTTTAAAGTCAGTCCATGCTTTTTTAACACCACCTAATGTAATATGAAAAGCCATACCTACTTTAGTATCAACATCACCACGTACTACGTGCCGAGCTCTAAAGAAAGTATTTGCTGTGTCTACTAGAATATAAGTTGCCATTAGTTTACCTTTTTGTAATTTGTAATAGTATTATAACACCAGATCTGACTTTTGTCAAGCATTATTTTACTTCTGTTTTACCATTATTATCTGCTTTACTGGTACTGATATATCCCATACCTCGAGTAGTTTCTTGGCCATCCTCTTCTAACATCTGTGTAGCGATAGTTCTAAACCATGCATCAACAATATGTTCTGGCTCTTCTCCTGAGTATCCTGCATCAATAAGTTGTTCAATAAACTCATTGTTCCAATCAAGCTCAAAGAAACCGTTCTTAATGTTATCTGGATTAACTTGTGTATCTAGTACTGCTACCCAAGGCTTCTTATCTTTAGTTGCTTGTGCTTTTTCTTTTTCAAGAATAGCTCTACGTTGTTCTTCTGGAGAAAGGATTAATGCCTTCTCTGCATCAGTTTTCATACCTAATGTTTTTTTAATTTTATCCATTGCTTTCATATATTACCATCCTGCCTTTCTTATTCTATCTTCGTTAATAGGAGCCTTCATAGCTTTCTCAAGTTGTTCATTTGTTTCTTGCTTAATTGCATGTAATGCATCAAGTTCCCCAAGCATTTCCGAAGAGTGATATGTGTAGTCTTGGGGTAAATCGCCATCCTCTTTCCATACACGCTTCTGCAACTTCTTTGACGTTAAGGACATACTCTTCCGAGCGTCCTCCCAACGGCATAAGATATACCGGACACTCGATCCCGGCGCCCCTATACTCTTGAACAGCTCGAGTAACTTCGTCAAAATCGTCTTGAGTAGCGACAACAAACTTAAGATAAATGTCACTACCGTCAACAAGCTGATACTCACGAGCCACGTCAGGTTTAATAGCAGTATCCCAAGGTTCTCCGCTAACACTAAGTTTAGGGGAACATGACCACGTAACTGTAATTCTGTCATTGTCTGTGAGATAGTTGAAGAGATCTTGATGTAGATGTTGTGTAGTGTTTGTTTCAAATGTAACATTTTTTAAATCCTTCATTCTAGGGTGTTCAAATAATTCGACGTATAATCGTTGCCACGCCAACAACGGCTCGCCACCAGTCATAATCAAGTGTATGTCTTGACCATTGTCCATTGTCCACTTACCTTCTGGAGTAAGTGATAGCA